CAGCAAACCAACTTGCTAGTGGTGTTGACACACGAAGTCAAGCAAAGACTTTCATCTATGCGTTCCTCTATGGAGCAGGAGATGCAAAAATCGGAAGTATCGTTGGAGGAACTGCTAGAGATGGTAAACGACTTAAGGAGAAGTTCCTCTCAAACACGCCATCTCTTAGAGCATTACGAGAGAGAGTTAGCGTGGCATCTGGAAGAGGTTATCTTCACGGACTGGACAGGAGAAGGGTCTCAGTACGCTCAGAACACGCGGCACTGAACACACTACTACAGTCAGCAGGTGCTATCGTTATGAAGAAGGCACTGTGTTTGCTAGATGAATATGCAAAGCTGTGGAACATTGACTACAAATTCGTAGGTAATATCCACGATGAGATACAGACGGAAGTCAGGGAAGACCAAGCGGTTGAGTTCGGTAGACTAGCGGTATCATGTATTGAAGCCGCAGGTAAACACTTCAACCTTAACTGTCCCCTCGCGGGCGAATACAAGATAGGAGATAACTGGAGTGAAACCCACTAAAGAAGATAGGAAGAAGTTTGACCTCGACTTGCAGTACGGAGAAGTCAGGGAAGAACGGGTGGCTGAGATGCTACAGGACAAGAAGATAGAGGTTAAGTCTGAGAAGGACTTGTGGCAGAAGACAGGTAACATCTGCATCGAGTATGAGTCATGGGGTAAGCCGTCAGGCATCGAGGCTACTGAGTCAGACTACTGGTTTCATAACCTCTGCATAGGTGACGATGAGTATTGTACTCTGGTATTTAAGACACCTGTATTGAAGAAGATAGTAAACAAGTTAGACACATTCAGAAGTGTATCGGGAGGAGACCATAACGCAAGTCGTATGCATCTGGTAAACCTTCGTAAACTATTCTCAACAGATGTCATTAAGGCATTCAAGGATATAGAAGATGAGTAAGAACATATACAGTTTGGTTGACGACATTTACAAACTGATGGTGACAAAAGAGGCAGATGAATCCGTAGATGTAGAAGCGGAGATTGATAAGTTCGGTGAGGCAGTTAAAGACCTGATGCGTACTGAGTTCGCTAGGGACAGAAAGAGAGACACCAGAACCTTGCGCCTGTCAAACATCGGTAGAGATGACAGATACCTTTGGAACTTGGTACACGGTACAGAGATAGGCGAGAAGATTATGCCACATACCTACATCAAGTTTATGTACGGACACTTGATTGAAGAGATGTTACTATTCCTAACTAGAATGGCAGGACATGAGGTGACTGATGAGCAGAAGGTGTGCGAGGTTGAAGGTATCAAGGGACACATGGACTGTAAGATTGATGGAGTAGTTATTGATGTCAAGTCTGCAAGTTCCTTCGGTTTCAAGAAGTTCAAGGATGGTACACTAGCTATGGATGATTCCTTCGGTTATGTTGACCAGATTAAAGCCTATGCTCATGCCTGTGGCGAGACTAAGTTCGGTTGGTTAGCTATGGACAAAGCCAATGGACATCTCGCGGTACTTCAGTACGACCTTGAGGATACCCAAGCACCAGTGTATGAATACATTAAGGGGGATATTACTGAACGCATACGCGATGTAAAAAAGCTAATAGATTTGCCAGAGCCAGAAGGATTCTGCTCAGAGCCTGTACCAGACGGCAAATCAGGCAATATAAAACTTGGGGTAAAATGTTCTTACTGTCAGTACAAAAAGCATTGTCATCCAGATGTAAGGAAGTTTGCCTACTCTTATGCACCAAAGTTCTTAATACACGTAGAGCAAGAACCAAAGGTGATGGAGGTGGACATTGAGTAAGCCACGGAGTAAGTACAGGTCAGCACTAGAGAAAGAGTTTTCAAAGGAGGTAAAACGTAAAGGCTTTAAGTATGAACCGTTTGATGTACCTTATATAGTACACAGACATTACAAACCAGACTTTGTACACGAAGATAAGAAGGTAATGATTGAGGTAAAAGGTTTCTTTCGTATCGGTGACACCTTGAAATATAAGTCAATTCGTGATACAATATTAGAAGATAACTGGGAATTAATATTTTTGTTATCTAACCCTAATAAGAAGGTGCGTAAGGGCGGTAAGATTACTATGGGACAGTGGTGTGACAAGGAGGGTTTCAAACACTACACGCTACACACAGCACAAGAACTTGTAAAATATGTAGAAGGAAAGGAATAATGTCATATACATTAGAGGAACTGAAGGAGGCTATAGCAAGAGACTATGATGTAGTGTTAGTAGTAGAAACCTTAGACATCACAGTAGAGGACTTGCTTGATGCTTTCGAGGACAGACTAATCAGGAACAGAGAGTTATTTACGGAGGACGACAATGAGTATTGATGATGCAACACCTGCTGATTGGGACAGACTACGCGAGAAGCATCCCGCAATAGTTAAGAAGTACGAAGAGTACATAACTAACAACCCTGACGAACCAACGGAAGATGTTGTTAATCACCCCAGTCATTACAACTATGGTAACATTGAATGCATAGAAGCTATTAAAGAGAGTATGACACCCGAAGGATTCAAGGGTTATCTCAAAGGCAACACACTCAAGTATCTGTGGCGATACGAGCGTAAAGGTAAAGCGGTACAGGACTTAGAGAAAGCACAGTGGTACTTGAATAAACTTATATCGGAGGTAGATAGATGAAGGGACAAACACATGGAGGCAAGGGGTCGGCACAACGACCCACTGACTCAACTAAATATGCAGACAACTTCGATGCTATCTTCGGTAAGAAGTCTAAGGATAAACCAAAGGAGGAGAAAAAGAAATGAATGAGTACCAACAATTTATACATAAGTCCCGCTACGCTCGTTGGCTACCTGAAGAAGGCAGGCGTGAGACTTGGGCTGAGACAGTACAGCGTTACGTAGACTTCTGGGATAACCGTGGTCAGATAACTAAGGCTGACGGAGAGAAGCTGTACAAGGCGATATACAACCTAGACGTAATGCCTAGCATGAGATGTCTAATGACCGCAGGTGAGGCTCTGGACAAGGACAACGTAGCAGGGTTTAACTGTAGCTACCTACACATTGACCACCAGAAGTCCTTTGACGAGATGATGTACGTCTTGATGTGCGGTACAGGTGTAGGGTTCAGTGTTGAGCGTCAGTTCATCGAGAAGCTACCGACTGTTGCTGAGTCATTCCATGAGACTGACACAACGATTGTAGTAGCTGACAGTAAGATTGGTTGGGCTAGTGCATTCCGAGAGTTAATCGCTATGCTGTACGCAGGTAAAGTACCTAAGTGGGATATGCATAAGGTACGTCCTGCGGGTGCTAGACTCAAGACCTTTGGTGGTCGTGCGTCAGGCTCACAGCCCCTTGAGGACTTGTTCATATTCTGTGTAGGTATATTCCAAAAGGCTAAGGGTCGTAGGCTAACCAGTATTGAGTGTCACGACATCTGCTGTAAGATTGCTGAGGTTGTAGTCGTAGGTGGTGTACGTATGTCAGCGTTGATTAGTTTATCTAACTTGTCAGACCCTCGTATGGCTAAGGCTAAGTCAGGTGACTGGTGGCGTAACGAAGGTCAACGTGCATTGGCTAACAACAGTGTATCATACACAGAGAAGCCAGACTTTGAATCATACCTTGCAGAGATGCACACCATGTATGACAGTAAGGCAGGTGAACGTGGTATCTTTAGTCGCGTGGCGGCACAGAAGGTAGCCGCTAGGAATGGCAGACGTGACCCTGAGCATTCCTTTGGTACTAACCCATGCTCAGAGATTATCCTGCGCAGTAATCAGTTCTGTAACTTATCAGAGATTGTAATCAGAGCAGACGATGACTTGGTTAGTCTTAAGAAGAAAGTAGAGGTAGCCTCAATCATTGGTTCACTACAGGCTACCTTGACTGACTTTAGATACTTGAGAAACATCTGGAAAAGAAACACTGAGGAAGAGGCGTTATTGGGTGTCAGCCTAACAGGTATTTGTGACCACTACCTACTAGGTAAAGACTCCCCTGACCTAGAGAAGTGGCTAACGGAGATGAGAGATGTTGCTATTAAAACTAATAAAGAATGGGCTGACAAACTTGGAATTAATCAGTCTACGGCTATTACTTGTGTTAAGCCAAGCGGTACTGTGTCTCAGCTTGTTGATTCTGCTAGTGGCATACACCCCCGTTTTTCTAAGCATTACATTCGTAGAGTGCGTTCAGATAAGAAAGACCCGCTTGCTCAGTACATGACAGCCGCAGGTTTCCCCGTAGAGGATGACGTAATGAGTAAGTCTTCTTTGGTGTTTAGCTTTCCAATCAAGTCACCCGAAGGTAGTACCACAGTAAAGCAGGTGGGTGCTATGGAACAGTTAAAACTTTGGAAGAAGTACCAAGACTATTGGTGTGAACATAAGCCAAGTATCACTGTTTATTATACAGATGACGAGTTCCTCCAAGTATCCCAATGGATATGGGAAAACTTCGACACTGTCAGTGGTATCAGCTTGTTGCCAGTTAGTGACCATGTTTATCAGCAAGCCCCTTATGAGGACATAACCGCTGAGAAGTATGAGGAGTTACTAGCGGCTATGCCAGTGGATGTAAATTGGGATGACCTAGAACACTTTGAGAAGGAAGACACAACTACAGGTTCGCAAGAACTAGCGTGTACTGGAGGCGCGTGTGAGATAGTCTAGGTAAAACTAAGGGGGTGCAATGCCCCCTTTATTCTTCGTCTGATACTGCGGATACTGCTCCTGCTGTCAGCAATCCTCCACCAACCGCACCTGTTCCCTGTAGTTTACGTTTAGCCGCCAATGCTCTTGCTCTGTCAGCTTCAGTTACTGCGGGTTTAGAAGTACGTAACGCCCTCTTAGTGAAAGCCTCTGGTGTCTCACTCTTTTTCTTTTTAATACCTGTTGCTTCTTCTACGTCTTTGATTGCTCTGTTTACATTTCTTTTTGATGCACGTTTTTTAATCTGTTTACTATTCCATTTAGAACCTGTCTTATAGGAGTTCTCAATGATAGGTGAAACAGTAATTAAATTTTTACCGCCTACAGGGTTAAGACCAAATATATCGTGACCATCACTCAGCATCGTATACATTTTTTCTTTGCTTGGGTCTACTACTACAAAAGCATTCATGCCGCCTAGTTCTTGTTGACCAGATACAAAAGATTGTTGAGTCACAAGATAACCTTCTGGGTCTTTTATGTCAGCCATGTTACGTGCGCCAACAGGATTACCTGCTTCGTCAGATACTCTAGCCATCTTAATAGCTTTTGCGTTTAATAGTTTGTCGAAGGTATCGAGTATTTGTTTCTCACCTACACCTACCTTTCTACCTGCATTTTGTTTTGCCCTAGCACGTAGCAATGTTTCCAACATAACGCTCGGTTGATAGTCACCTGCTCCTGCTTTTTTCATAAGCTGATACGCTCTGTTGTCTAACGTAGAAGCCATCTGAACATACTCTACCATGTCCTTACCTTCTAGTTTAGCAAGAGGTTTCATCTTTTGCATCTTACGTGTTTTGTTTAAGACCTTTAAGTAATCGTCAGTTGTTTTAGCGTTCATTGCTCTTGAGATAGGGGAACTAGTAGTAGCAACACCTGCGGCTTCTCTGTATCCTATGTTAGCACCTGATGATGGGTCTTTGATTTGATACTCGTAGACTCCTTTAGGATTCTTAATGTGTGGTCC